TTATATAAAACAAAAAAATATATTTAGGGTATTGACAGCGGTTATATTTAGCTGTATAGTAGATGCATAAATTAAATATTTAGCAGATTTGCACTTGAGAGATATAAACATATATAGCGTATATGCCATGTATAATATCTTTTCAGGTGCTTTTTTATTTATATAACAATACTGGAGGTGAGAAGATGGTAAAGGATGTAGAGCAAAACATAGATGTATTTGAAAATGATGTAGATAAATATTTACAGCTTTTTCTTGAAGAGCAAGGCATAGAAGACATGAGAAGCGAACCGCAAAACGTGTGGAGTTCTGCATTGATGTACATTCAAAAGCATGCCTTTAAAAATAATAAAATGTTAAAAATGACTACACCACCAGAGGGTTATATAAATAACAATTACGACAACGAGCATAGCAATCTTAATAAGAGTAACTGTAACGCATATGACTTAGAGCAAGTAAAACGTATATGTGATATATATATATATGAGTGTATGCTATATGATAAGATACCTACTCAGCAGGGTTTTATATATATGACAGGCATAACTGTAGATACTATATGCAGGTGGAAGAAAGATAGTAGTGTACTAAGTAAAGCGGGTTCAGAGTTTTTGCAAAATCTTTATGACAGTGAGGAGGAAGCGTTAATGTCTAAAGCATTCTCGCTCAGGAATCCGACCGGAGCATTGGCTGCACTCAATCACAAGAAGGGCTGGAGAGAAGATGGCAAGCTGCACATACAGCAAGTCGAACAAAAGACAGCAGCAGAGCTTCCAAGACTTGACGCAATGCCCCAAGATGTAGCGGCTATTGAGGATAAAAACCACTAGATGTTGTGCAAATTTTGATAAACTTTAAGATAAACAATAGTTTATCAAAGAGTTGAGAAAAGCCGGATGCCGTCACCAACGGCAGGGGGGTACCCCTCTGGTGAGCTTGAAAAAATCGCCCCACTAAGTCCCTCAAACAACCTCAAAAACAAAAACCGCGAAAGGAGATTTACATGTTAGACACAATAGCATTATTGTATTTGATTATTATAATTGGCTGTCCTGTATGGATAAGAGCCTTAGTTATTACGGAGCTTGTATGGAAAGCATATAGAGTTTTATGTTGCATATACGATGCTGGCAAAGAATCAAAGAGGTAGTATATGAGAGAATATACGGTACGAGATTTATATACAGCAGTAAAGGGAGATGTGCCAGTAAAACATATCGTGAGAAACATTTACTTGGTGCAAAATCATATAGTTGATTGGCATTTCCCGAAAGATGGCAGTAGCCCTAAGAAAGTATATATCGTCCTCAAAGGCAAGCATTTAGCAAGATTGGTGTGAGGTGAATATGATAGCAGAAATTTTGAAAAGGTTATTTTGTAAGCATGAATGGGAGTTAAAACATTGTATTGCGATACAAGGAGAAAACGATAAAATTCCAGTCGGATATAAAGATGTTTATGTCTGTGAAAAGTGTTTGCGAAAGCATTTTATAAAATATTAAAGCAAAAGGAGAACAAAAATGACTGGCAATGAGTATCAAAAGTTTGCAAACAGAACTTGCAGTATTACAGAAAACAAAACGGATATGCTACATCATGCAGTATTCGGTTTAACATCTGAGGCAGGAGAAGTAGCCGGGATGTTACAAAAGAAATATCAGGGGCACGAATTTGATATAGACCATTTCAAGAAAGAATTAGGAGATTGTACATGGATGATTGCGGAAGCGTGTACTGCGGTCGGAATAACTCTTGACGATGTATTTAACACGAATATCAAGAAATTAAAGAAACGCTATCCTGATGGTTTTACAACAGAAAATTCACTGCATAGGGCAGAAAATGATATATAAGAGTGAGGTGAAGAGATATGGCAATTAGAGCACCAACAATTTAAAGTGAAACATTTTTTGAAACTTGTTTAACATTTGTATTTTAATTCATATCTTTAGTACTTCATAAAAATATTACATATCACACACCGCAAGGCGATAACAGTCTTGCGGAATAATGGGGTATCGCCAAGAGGTTAAGGCATAGCACTTTGACTGCTACATCATGGGTTCAAATCCCATTACCCCAGTTTGGCAAGATGCCATCTTTGTTTTTCTTCTTGCAAAATCGCGGAGAAAAACTCCTTTCCCACACTAGCGGAATGCTGTTAAGGGCCATCGCACGGCTCGGTGTGGTTGTTCGGGTGTCTATCCCACGATGCCCGAACTTACATACTTTTTCCGTACTGGACTAATGTAGTTCCATTACAACTCTCACACCCACCCATAACACACAGGTGCTTGCATACCATCTTAAAAGCCTACACAGAGGTGTATGCAATTTTGGCATATAGTTCAGTGGTAGAACGCCTGATTGTTAATCAGGATGTCGCAGGTTCGATACCTGCTATGCCAGCTATAGGTTAAAACCTAGAACAAATAATTACGCAAAGCGAGGGAGTTTTGATGATTGTTGTATGGGATGCCCTTATGGGGATTAAAAGAATAATTGTTTTTCAACTTGCTGAGCGGATTATTGTATTTCCAAAATCCAGTGAAGCGGTGAAAAGAAAGTATTGTGGAAGTATGCTAAGGTTTCCATACTGTGCAATATCAGCTAGGCATGAAATCTCGATTAAGCCATATCTATGAGGATAATATTTGATGGCCCAGAAACCACAAAACTTAAAAAATCATGGGTATGGCTTATAAAATTGCAGATATGGTGTAATGGTATCACAGTAGCTTGCTAAGCTATCCAGTAGAAATGCTGTCAAGGTTCGAATCCTTGTGTCTGCGTTATGTCAACACTTGTGTAGAAACCAATGTCGGCAATGGAAGAACAGAAACTAGCTGTTGACATTATACTTTTACTCTCGACAAACATCAATAAGGATGGTTCGGGAGCGGTATAACAAAGTCCGTATGAATTATACAAATATAGCAACAAAAATAATTCAATCCGTAAGTAGATGCTATGAACTTACGGTTTCGGATAGTAGCTTAATGGCAGAGCTTCCTCGGAGCCGAAAGTGTAAGAATAAGGATGGTGCACACGAATTATTCTGAGAAAAAGCAGAGTGGCAGAGGTTCGATTCCTCTCTATCCGGTTTATTTGGCCAGTGATATGCTGTTGGCTTAACTGGTGGTCTATGTCATGGCTAAATACAATACACGCCCACGCAAAAATACTAGTTACGACGCGGGTGGTAGATAGTGACGGAATAGGTAAACGGAATTGTCGTAGAGAATTGGGTGCAATCGACAACTTAGCTACCCAGGTTGCGCACTCCTGTGTGGTGCAAATCCACACCTATCTACTTATCCCTGGCAATTACAAGGATAGCTGATAAACAGGCTTTTTAAAGCTCCTCCTAACAGTATGAAGAAGAGTAGACAGATGGTGTTTTATCCGGTTCGACCCTGGACTACTCTTTATTAAATAAGTTTTAAATTATTAGAAAAGGAGTAAACAATGAATAATTTACAGCGGTATAACAAACTTTTAGCGGAGATGTATGTTACATATTTCAAGAAAAATCATGATTATGGCGATAGCTTTAGTCGTTCATTTAAGAAATATGGATTAGTAGCGGCTATGGTTCGCATGGAAGATAAATGGAACAGACTTGATAATATGGCATTAGGAGCAGAACAGAAACTTGCTGACGAAACTATAAGAGATACACTGTTAGACCTTGCTGGATATTGCGTTATGACAACGATGGAACTGGACAGAGAGAAAGACAACGCAAATCAAAAAGCATTTGAAGAACAGGTTCGGGATGAATATACCGAAGTTTTTGGAGAAGATAACGAGAACGAAAATGAAGAAACAGATACTTCTAATAAAACATCAGCGGAAAAGAGTTCTATTGATGTAGGCAAGGTAATGGCTTTACACAATGCCAAATGGTCGCAAGCAAAAATTGCTGATGAAATGGGGTGTTCGCAAAGCATGGTATGCAAGATTATTAAAAAATATAAACAGTGAGGTAAATAATGGGTTTTGAAGAATTAACAAGAAAAATAACTGACACAAAAGATAAAGAAATGGCTATGGAATTTACAAACACTATTGGTAAATTATTAAAAGAAAACGGAGTGACAGTACATTGTTTAGAATGTGAACAAAATAGTATAGTTGGAAACTTGCTTGAGGGAAGATATGGAGCTGTTTTTGATAAGCTAGATTTTACGGAGCATGACAAAAAGTTTATAGATGAAATCGAGTGCTGGAAGAAAAAATGCAGTGATTTAAGTAACTACAACAAACAATTAAAATATGACTTGGAAAAATGTGAAAATAAGAAAAACGAAAACAAAGAGTTGCCGTTTGGCCCACTAGAAGTTGTCGATATGCTCATCAATGAAACATATGAATGCAGCATTCCATTTACAGGGAGAAAAACCGAAAGTAGAAAGTATGGAATTGACGAGTTGGAACAGATTGCGGAGCATTTGCTTGTTTACTGTAAGCACAACAATATTGAGGAGTAATAATGTTTAAAAGACTATGTAATCTATACATACGCAAGAAAACAAAGAATTTAACAAGAATACCATTGTTTACAATGACATTTAATTATCGTAAATATAAAGCAGATGGTAAGAAAGACAGTTGTATGTTTTATGCACACCCTGATATTGCAAAAGATAAATTTGTGAAAGAAAAATTGTGTGAAGTAGTTGATTATATCAGAGATAACTATGATTTGGATATTTTTACGAAGATTTGAGGTGTAATATGTGTGAATTTTGTGATGATAAACCCAAGGAAATAATTTCATATATGGGGCTGAAACCAAGCGTGATTGAAATGATTAGCACCAGAATAGAAGATGGTAATACATTAAAAGTTTTGGGAACTTTGCAAAGTTCATATTTTGTAGGTGCCATTCCTTTGGAAGCGGAAGCAAAAATATCTTATTGCCCTATCTGCGGTAGAAAGTTGGTGTAGTGATGGCAGAACCTTTAAGTAAATTAGCAGAAAAATGTAAAAGTTGCCCTAAATCTGAAAAATGCGACCATAAAAGAATGGAGTTATGCGCTTTAATGGATTTGCCCCCACAAAATCTTGCAAGTGCTACACAAGGCATTTTGATGGACAATATGTCGCTTATATTAAGGGAAGAAATAAAAAGTCCTTTAAGTCCATTTAGGTACAAAGACGAATTAGAAAAAGCACTAAATGATTTCCATTTTGGAAATATGTTTATGTATGGCGCCTAGAAAGCTGGTGGGAGAATGAAACATCAAAAAGAATGGCACACTTGCGACAGGTGCGGTGCAGAAATTAAAAAAGGAATATTGTGCGGAAATTCGATTACAAAGAATGGTATTTTAAATGTCACATACGACTTGTGTTGTAAATGCATGGAAGATTTTGAGAGGTTTATGAGCAATGAGCATGGCAGATGTAATTAAATCAATAGAGTGTGAAGCACTTAGAGAGATACAGCCACATAAAATAGGTGGTAGAAACGGCGAGCCTATAGATTGTTCCACTTTAGAAGATGAACCTGTTATTGTGGCAGATAACGAAGCAGACAGGCAAGCGTTGAGAGATTGCTTTAAGGGGTGAGATTATGAAAATATCAGAAATGAATAACTGCATTGAAAAAATGCGTGATTGTTACAAGTTTGATGATAATAAAACGGAAATAAGACTTGGCAACATACCAAGTGGTGACTGTGACAGATATGTAGCTGTCGGCACAAGGGACGAAAACGGAACACAGATTGAAATGACAAGGCGTGCGGATGAATTAGAACAATGATTGCTGATTATCAGCGGAAAGGAATATATCATGGCTGATTTGAAAATATTTACAGAAAATATAGAACAGGAAGCATTAAATCAGATATATACGCTTGTAAAACAGCCAGCATTTTCGGATTGTAAGATAAGAATTATGCCAGATGTTCATGCAGGAGCAGGGTGTGTTATCGGGTTTACTGCTGATTTAGGAGAAAAAGTAATACCGAACATTGTTGGAGTTGACATAGGCTGTGGGATGCTTACTACAAACTTGGGGAATATTGATATTGATTTTGAGAGATTAGATAACGTCATTAGAAAATATGTTCCAAGTGGTAGAAAAGTTCATGAAGAAGAAAACTTATCTGTTGCAAGTGATATTATTGAAAAATTGCATTGCAAGGAACAGTTGAAAAATATAAATTGGCTGAAAAGAAGTTGTGGCACGCTGGGAGGCGGCAATCATTTTATCGAAGTTGATAACGATAGCAAGAATAATAAATATCTTGTTATTCATTCGGGAAGTAGAAATGTCGGAAAGCAAGTTGCAGAAATATATCAGCAAATGGCGATTGATGATATATCGGGAAAATCGAATTTTAAACAAGATAGTGAGAAATTGATTGCTGAATACAAAAAATGTAAAAGAGAAAGAGAAATCAGCAAGGCTATCAAAGAATTAAAGCAGTCCTACGAAGCAAATACAACTAAAATCCCTAGAGAGTTATCATATCTTGTTGGAAAACATAGAGAAATGTATTTGCACGATATGAAATTATGTCAAGAGTTTGCGAAAATTAACAGAAGAGCCATTCAGAGCATTATTTGTTACTATATGGGCTGGAAAGTTACAAAAGAAACGGAACGATTTCAAACAATTCACAACTACATTGAACACGATACAAATATTGTTCGTAAAGGTGCTATTTCTGCAAAAACGGGGGAAAAGGTACTAATACCAATAAACATGCGTGACGGTTGCATTTTGGGAATTGGCAAAGGAAATGAAGATTGGAATTATTCAGCACCGCATGGAGCAGGGCGAACAATGAGCAGGTCAAAAGCAAAAGAAAGCATTTTGCTAGAAGAGTATCAAAAAGCAATGGATGGAATATTTACAACATCCGTAAATACATCTACGATTGATGAAAGCCCTATGGCATATAAAACAATGGATGAAATAATTGGAAATATAAAAGATACTGTTGAAATAGTTGAAATTATAAAACCGATTTACAATTTCAAAGCAAACGAATAAAAACTATTACCGGCTACAGATTGATTGTAGTCGCTACCCTAAAACAGTTATAGGCAGAGGTCTATAAGCACCTTTGCCGAAGAAAGCGAGGTGCTTCTTTTTTGGCATCTAAATATCTTAAAGAAACAGTTCAAAGTTATGAAAATTACATAGAGAAAAATGGAATAGATGAAAGTGTTATTGATGCATACATAGAAGCGGCAGGAGTGGCAATAAATACAGAAAAGGATATTCAGTATGGATTGCAACTTACAAAGCGTTCTAAGGGCATTGTAGAGCATTTCTGTATGGATAAGACAGGTGGTACAATATGGAAATTGGAAAAGTATTCATTTGAGAATAAGGTTGAGTATGATTTGATTGATAAATATTATAAACCAACATTATATGAAGCTCAAAACAAAATTGTAGACAGTTATTTTCAGTACATAGAGAGAAAAAGAGAGCCTAAAGACAGATTTTATATGCCACGAAGAAAGCAATTAGTAAAAATTGGGCTTATTGATGCATTGCAAGGCATGATTGATGATAAATACGATATTTTGTGTGTCAGCTTAGTGCCGGGGGCTGGGAAAAGTACGGTTGAAAAGTTTTTTCACTCCGGTATAGCCGGTTGGTTTCCAAAAGATTATAGCTTGTTTTATTCGCATAGCGGTGATATTACACGAATGTATTATGATGGCGTTTACGACATTGTGACAAATGACGAGGAATATGCATGGCATGAAATATTTCCAAAACTTTCAGTAACAAGCACAAATGCAAAGATGGAACAGTTTAACATAGGGAAATATAAACCGTTTCCAAGCGTACAATGCACATCTGTAGGAAGTAAAAATGCTGGTAAAGTTCGTGCGAGTAAATTTTTACTTGTAGATGATATGATAGGCGGTATCGAGGAAGCCTTAAATCCAGTTATTCTTGATAAACTATGGAATAAGTATGCAGTAGACGCAAGACAGCGTAAAACACAAGACACGGACGGAAAGCCGTGCAAGGAGATACACATTGCTACTCGTTGGAGCGTACATGATGTTATTGGAAGAATACAAAATATGTATGAGGAAAATCCGAGGGTTAAAGTGATTGCAGTACCGGATGTTGACCCGGTTACAGGAGAAAGCAATTTTAATTACGAATATGGGGGCTTTACAAAAGAGTTCTTTGCAGACCAACAACTTTTGATGGATGAAATCTCTTATAGATGTTTGTATAAACAAGAACCTATTGAGCGTGAGGGATTATTGTTTCCTGACGACAAAATACGCAGATACCTTAATTTACCACACGGAGAACCGGAGATTATTACAGGACAATGTGATACAAAAGGAAAAGGAACGGATTATTTCGTATTACCGGTTCTTCAAAAGTATGGGGATGATTATTATTGCGTTGATTGCGTATGTGATAATACAGCGGACTATGAAGCACAATACAGAAACGCAGCGGGTGTGCTTGTAAATAATAAAGTACAAGAATGTGAATTTGAGCGTAACGCTGGTGGAGACAGAGTTGCAATGGAAGTTAATAAGCGTGTTGAGAGTGTCGGATGGATATGTAACATCACTGACACCCCAACGGAAACAAATAAGGAAGCAAGGATATTCCAATGTTCTAACTGGATATTACAGCATATTATTTTTAAAGACGCATCACTTTATAAGCCTAATGAGCCATATGGAGTAATGATGTCATTATTAAAGCAGTATTCGGTGTCGAGTAAAAAACAATTAGATGATGTACCGGATGTTTTTTCAAACTTTGCATTAAGAATGACAAAAGGAAACAGAATAAAAAAGACAGTAATTATGTCAAGTCCAATATAAGAGGAGGATATTTATGGTAACAAAGGAAGTTTTGTCACAGTATTCAGACTTACAGGAAGAAGTAAAAGAAGTAAGGCTAAAGATAGAACGACTTGAAAAAGATATAAGTAAAATCGAAGCCGGAGAAAGGGTTATAGATTCTGTTAGCGGCGGCAATGGTGGCAAACAGCATTTTAAGATTGAGGGCATACCATTTCCAGAGTACAGTAGAAAGAAAACACTTCTTTATGCTAGAAAAGCCACATTGCAGTTGCTTGAAGATGATTTGTTGGAAAAAACCAATGAGGTTGAACAGTTTATTTCAAGCATTGATGATAGCAGGATGAGAAGAATTATCAATCTTAGATTCTTAGAGAATAAGACTTGGATTCAAATAGCACACATTATCGGGGGTAATTCTGAAAGCAGTGTAAAAATGGCTTTTCAGAGATTTATTAAAAAAAATTAAAAGTTGTTACGATTGTGACAAAAAAATCTTGTATTATTATATTGAGCAAAAGCAAACTTCATAAACATAAAAAACCCTTTATCAGAAAAGCATCGTTACTTAATTGCAGCGGTGTTTTTGTTATGCAACGAGGTAAAAATATGAATTTTTATATGAATAAAGATAAATCAATCATGTGTCCGAACTGCCGTAAGTTCTTAACTAAGGCAGACAGCAAAGACCCACGGACACATAAGTTAGCGTGTAAACATTGCTACAAATGGATTTGGTATGTGCCTAACAATAATAGTAATTTTCAAATTAAGGAAATACCGGATAGCAGAACTTCAAGCGGTATGAGATTTTATTAGAGGTGTAGATAATGCAGACAGGAAGAATTGTTATTTATACAGGTGCAAAAGAAATAACATCTGACAACATAATACCAATTTTGCGTGAAGCAATTTTGGAACATGATATTAATTCCAACAGAATACAGTTTCTTCTTGATTATGATGCAGGAATACAACCAATAGTTAGGAAGAATCCAAAGACTTACAGACCAGATATCAATTGTTCATGTTGCGATAATGTGGCAAATGAAGCTACGGAGTTTGCACTCGGGTTCAAGTGGGGGAACCCTATAACACTGGTACAAAATGGTGATAACGAAGACCCTAACCTCGCAAAAGCTATAGCGGAATTAAACAGTTGTTACGAATCGCAGAACGCAAGACAGAAGCAACAGGAACTTGCAAGATATGTTGAAATCGGCGGTGTTGGATATGTCCTTATTGATGTGAATACAGAATATGAGGATGGGGAAAGCTATTTTACATATAATGTATTAGACCCAAGAACAACATTTGTTGTAAGGTCAACAGCTTATAGTGATAAGAGGGTTATTCTTGCAGGTACTTACATCAAAGACAAACATAGCGGTACAAGATACTACACTTGTTTTACCAAAGATACGCGGTATGAAATTACTGACGGAATAAAAATCACTAACGGAAAAAGTAAAGGCAAAACAAAATGGGGGTTTTTAGAGAGAAGTGGAGAAGAAAACCCACTGCATAAAATTCCTATCATTGAATACACAAGGTCATTCGACAGAATGGGGTGTTTTGAACGGCAAATATCTGAAATGGATAATTTAAACCTACTCATTTCAGACTTTACAAATGATGTCGAGCAGAATACACAGGCGGTGTGGCATACAAATGATGTTGATTTCCCAGTTGAACAGGAAACAACAGTTGATAAAGATGGAACTCAACGCATTACTGAAAAAGTAAGGAAACCAAAATCCGGAGAATGGATGCAGACATATACATCAGCAGATGGCAAAACTCCAATAGTTGAGCCGCTTGCAATCAATTATGATTACACAGGTATGCTTAACAATATCCAATCAAGGCGACAGATAATCTTACAGAAATGCAATGTGCCGCAACGAAATGATAGCAGTGGTGGCAGTACAGGAGTTGCAATGTCAGATGCAACAGGCTGGTCACAGGCTGAAACAGCAGCGGCAAAACAGCAATTAATTACAGATGGCTGCAAAATGGAAGAGATAAAAGTTGCTCTTGCAGCTATCAAACTGTCAAACAATGTTAAGAGTAGTAATCCATTACTTAAATTAAGAGCAAGAGATGTAAAGCCTAACATTAAGCGACAAAAAACTTATGAAATGTCAACCAAGGTTAATGCCATGGCAACATTGATAAGTCACGGATTTAGCCTTAAAGATACAGTTGATGCAATTCCATTCTTTGATGACCCTAACGATGTTGTAGCGAGAAGCGGAGAGATGGTTAAGGCATATCAAGACAGTATAATCAACAAAGATACACAGAATCAAGCAGAGGGCGGAGATGGCGAACAACCACCCAATAAAGAACGCATAATGCAAGACTTATCAGACCAGACAGAAAATAGTCCAGTTATAGATAAGAGCAGAACAGATAAATAATTGAGATTGAGCCACAGGGTAGAAAATGCCTTGTGGCTTTTTATATGCCCTAGAGAAAGGGCAATACAAATATCGCAAGAGTTGAGAGAACAACAAAAAACGCAGAAAGCAGAGGTAAAGAAATTATGGCAGATGCAATTAACACAACAACAGAACCAACAACTAACAATGAACCACAGAACGAAGAACATACACCTAGCGTAGAAGAACTTATGGCACAGCTTGCTAACGAAAGAGCTGAAAAAGAGAAGTATAAGAACGCTTCTGATAAAGCCAGCTCAGAAGCAGCTAAGTACAAGAAAGAACTTCGCTCAAAGCAGACAGCAGAAGAACAGGAAGCGGAAGCAAAGGCGGAAGCTGAAAAGTTGCAGGCTGAAAAGTTCGAGAACATGAGTAAAGAACTTAATCATATGAAAGCTGTCAATGCTTATCAGAAAGTTATAGGTGATGGAAAGGATATTGATTCTTTGATTGAGGCAGTTGCAGATGCAGACCATAGCCTTATAGCAACTGTAATTGCCAATGAAGTGCAAAGACAGGTTAAAGAAGCTAAGGCAGAGTGGCTTAAATCAAGACCGGCTATTAATGCAGGCGGTGGAGAAGAAAGCACGATAACGCAGGAACAATTCAACAAGATGAATTACCACGAAAGAGTGGAGTTCAAAAATAAGAATCCAGAACTTTATAAAAAGTTCACAGAGTAGAAAACGGAGGTAAATAAACTATGCCACAGACTAAGTTAGAAAATTTAGTAGACCCACAAGTAATGGCTGATATGGTATCAGCTAAGTTACCAAAGAAAATTAAGTTTTCGCCTATTGCAAGAGTTGATACAACACTTGTAGACAGACCTGGAAGCACAATCGTTGTGCCAAAGTATGCTTATATTGGTGACGCAGAAGATGTAGCAGAAGGTGTTGCTATGGGTACAACAGTACTTACAACATCTACAACAGAAGCAAAGGTTAAGAAAGCAGGCAAGGCTGTAGAGCTTACAGATGAATCAGTATTATCTGATTATGGCGACCCACTTGGTACAGCTATCAATCAGATTGCTATGTCAATCGCTGCAAAAGTTGATAATGACAGCTATGACGCACTTTGCACAGCACCTATTGATTACGATGGAACAGCAGCACCTATCAGCTATTCAGCAGTTGTAGCGGCTAATAGCAAATTTGATGATGAATCTGATTTATCACTTACAAAGATATTATTCATTAACCCAACACAGGAAGCAACATTACTTAATGACGCTGATTTCAAGAGCAATGACAAGTACCCACTTAATGTAATTATGAATGGCACTATCGGTTCTATCGCAGGAGCACAGGTTGTTAAGTCTAAGAAAGTTAAGCTGGTTAAGTATGAACTTGATGATTCAACAGGAACAATCAATGTTGTAGCTGATACAACAAGCGAGGATTCAACTAATGTTCATCTTGACACAGCACTTGCACATACGCTCAAGCCAAAGGGTAAGGAAATCAAGGTAGGTAGCAAGTTAAAGGCTGTCACAACAGAATTTTATGCTTGTCCTATTGTTATCGTATCAACAGAAGACCCTAACGAAGACACAGGTGCAGATGGCGTGTCAGAAGAAGAGAACGCACTTACAATCTATATGAAGAGAAGTGTTGAGATTGAATCGGACAGAGATATTCTTGCAAAGACAACTGTTATCTCTGGTGATGAACATTATACAGCAGTCTTGAGCAATGATTCAAAGGTTGTTCTTGCTAAGTTCGGAAAGTAAGAGGTGCTTATATGTTATTAAGACGACATAAAATCAACGCCGCAAAGCAGAGCGAAGAAGTAACAGCAGATAATGTAAGACAGGAAGCTGTTTATGGAGATGAGCTTAAGTATGAGGAAGAGCAGGACAAGTTCCCTACTCAACCTACAAACGATTACACAAGGACAGCTATTAAACGTATGCCAACAGCGGACTTACAGACACTTGCCTTAGAACAAGGTATTGAGAACGCAATGGAGCTTACAGGAGCAGAACTTAAAGAACTGTTAATCGAGAAATTAATGTTATAGGAGCTGAAATTATGGAATACACCACATTGGAGCAAGTTAAAATCCGACTTAAACAATTTCATATAGAGACTGTCGCAAATGAAGATGAAACAACATCTGATGTGGTAGTGTTTGATAACAAAGAAAATGATTTGCTTATCGAACAGCTTATTAAGCAGGCTACAGAAGATGTCAAAAATAGAAGAAATTACCCCGACAGCTACACGGAAGAAATGATAACAGAGGACTTGAAACAATTTGAGGGAGTTATCGTAAATCTTGTTGTGTACGACCATTCACAGGCTGGGGAAGAATTTATGGCGAGTTTCGGTGAAAATGGTGTAAGTCGAACATGGAAAGACAGAGACAGCTTATTTGTCGGGGTATTCCCTTTTGTAAAAATGTTATAAATATTAAAAAGAAGATTGTGCGTTACCATATTCGTGAGGTTACGAAAATGGTAGCAGGCGGCACACAGTAAGGGTGGTGGGCAGTGTGCCATTATTAAATCACAGGAGATATAAAATGAAAGAGATTTTATTACAAACTTATACCGTAGTGTTGCCGATATTACTTAGCTATATAGTTTGGCTTCTGAAACAACAGAAAAAAGATAAGGATGCTAACAGTAAAGGCACAATGTTGCTTTTACGAGTGCAACTTATTGAATATCACGATAAGTACATGAAACTTGGTGAAATTCCCTCATATGCGTATCAGAATTTTTGTGAGATGTATGACGCATACCACGCACTCGGGGGGAATGGCATGGTAACAAAAATGAAAAACGAAATCCAAGAAATTCATTTAGGCAAAGGAGGTAAAAACTGATGGACTTTACGCAAGTGCCTACAGTAGTTGCTATTATAGTGATTACTTATTTAATCGGATATGCTTCAAAGCAGATACCACAGGTCAAAGACAATATTATTCCAGTTATCGTAGGTGTAGCCGGTGGAATACTCGGTATTGTTGGAATGTTTGTAATTCCAAACTATCCGGCAGATAACATTCTTGACGCAATAGCAGTTGGAATTGTGTCAGGCATGGCAAGCACCGGTGTTAATCAGATTTACAAACAGGTAAAGAAAAATGCTTGATATAAACAAGCAGTCAATGAAGTATTCACAGCAAGGGGCACGCATCACAATTTACGAAAGAGACGATGACGGCAATATAATTTATGAGGGATATACCGATAGCGATGGAAACTTTGTTCCTTATCTTGATGATGATGGAAATAAAATTCCTAAAATTATCGAAGAAAAAGTCGGTTTTTCAAAACCTGCCGATTTTAGAGCGAACATAGCGTTCAGCGGCGGCAAAGCTAAAACAGAAGAGTTCGGCTTTGATGCCGCCGACTATGACGCAATAATGTTGACAGATAAAAATGAGTTCCCTTTAAAAAAAGGTGACTTAATATGGCTTTATAGTGAAGTAACTTACATTGACAAAGATACAGAAACAGTTGACGAAACATCGGCAGATTTTACTGTGGTTGGAATTAAGCCGGCTTTGAAGTCAACAAAGTATGTGCTTAAAGCGGTTGTAAAGTAGGGGGTTTTATGGCAAAGCAAACAATAACACTAGGCTTGTCTCAAAAGTCTGTAGAAAAGGCTATAAAACAGCTTAGACAGTACAAACAATGGCTTAGAAACAAAACTACAGAACTTGTAAAGGCACTTGCGGAAATTGGCATACCTGTTATAGAAACTAATGTAGCCGAAGCAGGCTACACTTTTGATAGCAAAGGTGTAAGGAGTGGTTCAAACACTGAGCATTACACATATGTACGACTTAATAACTTTGGAAGTTATGCACAGGCAAATCTTGTTGTAGAGGGCGAAGAAATTCTATTTATAGAGTTTGGGGCAGGTGTTTATTATAACGGTGAAGCCGGTACAAGCCCACACCCTAAAGGGCAAGAATTTAACTTCCTTATCGGCTCATACGGAGCCGGTCATGGAGTGCAAAAGGTTTGGGCTTACTATGATGAAACAGGAGCATTAGTAATGACCCGCGGTGTAGAAGCAACAATGCCTGTTTTAAAAGCGTATGAAAAGATTATAACTGATTATAAATCAGTGGTAAGGAGAGTGTTTGGGTGAGAGCAAGAACGGCATGGGCTTTTAATTTAGAAAATACAATATTTAACATTGTCAAAGCAAGAGCAGAAACAGGATTAAAAAAAACATATCCAAATATCCGTTTTACTAACGAAGAAGAAGCTGACGGAAATGCAGTTTTTCCAACTGTACTGATACAGTCTATGCAACCGTTAGAAAAAGTAGTAGATTTGGAAAAAATAAATATTGACACAGTGCTTTATACAGCACAAGTTACAGTTACAACAAACAAAAGTCGAGCAGAAGCATTGAATGTGGCAAATGAGGTGGCAGGAAGATTTAAACAAATGGCGTTTACACTGAATCCAATGCCATTTGTGAGAAAAGAGAACAAAGTTTTTACAGCAACATTCAGGGCAACTCGTACTTTTGATTATAACGATGTTTTATAGAACCATTAGGTTCTTATTTTTTTACAAAAAATTAGGAGGTAAAACATGGCAACAGGTTTAAAAACGAGAATTGCGTACAAAGAACCAAATTCATCAGCAGTGGAAGGAGAGTATTGGGCTGGCACCTATAAATTACTTATGAGAGCTAAGTCGATACCATCTCCGTTCGGTTCTCAAAACATGGTAGATACATCTACACTTGAAGATTTAGTCGAAACACAGGAGATGGGCAGGCGTGCGGCAGGCTCAATGGAAGTTCCGGGGGCGTTTGAAAAGAAATACAAAGACGACATGGTAACAAATGAGGGCAAAAAACTTGACTTCATTATTCTTTACGGAACTGACGGAAAAGGTTCAGAGGGCATTTGTGGATTCATCGGGCAGGAATCATTTGCACCTGACGAAGCAACAGACGACCACTTAACAGGTACTGCAACTATTTCAGTTCAGACAGTGCCGAAATGGATTGAAGATAACTATACAGTAACAGTCACAGAAGATGAAAATGGTTATCCAACGGCGATTAAGTTGGCAAAAAAATAGGTAGTCAGTCACTAAATAAAAGTAAAGCTGTAGTGCCTGACGAAATAACAGAAACGGCTGACTATACTTATGATAAATAGCTAAAACAAAATGATTAAAAGAGGGGCAGTTTTCGGACTGCCCCCTTTCTTACAAAAAAGTAAGAGAAAGGGAAAATAATATGTTTAAAATTTTAAATATCAGTAACAAAGAATACAAACTTGAATACTCTCTCGAAGCATCACTTTATCCTGAGAGTACAGAAAGACTTTTAGAGTTTATGTCATCAACAGATGCAGATAATGAGAATGACAAAATCAAAGGGATTATAAAAGGAATGTCAAATGTACCTCAGACAACATTGCATATGTTCTATGCAGGATTGTTAGAACATCATGGAAATACTGAAAATGGCGACGGTACAGTTACATCACTTAGTGATGCAAAGGCACTGTTAAAACAGTATATTGCTGAAAATAAATCAAACTTTTATTCAGTCATGGAAATGATATTGGAGCAGATGGGCAAAGATGGTTTTTTAGAATTGATAGGTCTGAACGAGATGTTACAGACAGAGGAAGAAACACCGAAGAAAGCACCGAAAGTTCCACAAGACCACATGAAGAAAAAATAAGTTTCAAAGATAACATAGAAAAAAATATCTTGCCTAGTGCTATAAAGGCAGGATTGACATATAAACAAGCTATGCACATGACGCCGAAAGCCATAGAAATGCACATAAAGGCATATACAGAAAGAGAACAAGAGAAAATAAAGGTATCTGAATATCTTTCGTGGTTAAACGGATATTATGTCGTGGAAGCAATAGCGTGTACTTTCGGAAAAGGAAAATATCCTAAAAATCCATTACTTGAAGAAGAAAAAGAAAACAGGATAAAGAACAATCCCAATAAGGAAAGTCAAGAAGAAATAGCAGTATTTGAAATGAAACAAAGAATACGGCAGTTAAGAGAAAGCGGACTACCTGAAAGTCCTGATTAAAGACAGTGAGTAAAACTTGCTGTCTTTTTATTTTTGAGGTGAAAACAAAATGAAAATGATTAAGAAAAACGCAAAAAGCATTAGCTATGGCAGTAAGCGCAGCTTAAACAACATAAAGTATATTGTCATACATTATACGGGAAATAAAGGCGATACAGCACTGAATAATCTTGATTACTTTGCCAATGGCAATACAAGACAGGCAGGAGCACATTTTTTTGTTGATAAGGCAGGTAAGATAGGTAAATCAATAGCGATGAGCCGTATAGCTTGGGCTGTCGGTGGCAATCATAAAAGCGGCAGAAAAGGCGAAGCGGCTTATTACCAAAAATGCACAAATGCAAATTCAGTATCTATTGAATTGTGTGATATGTGCTTAAAAACAAACTGGGAACAGATGTATGCGACAAGAAAACTTGTTAAATACATTCAAAGTAAGTGCCCTAACGCAAAAACAGTTATAAGACACTGGGATGTAAGCGGTAAAGAATGTCCTGCACCTTTTATTGGCACAAGTAACGAAAAGTGGATTGAATTTAAACGCTTTATAACAGCAGGATATAAATTCAAGGCAAAAGTTACTAAAAATGCTACTTTGAGAAGTTCGGCAAAAATTTCAGCAACAAACAAAAAAGGAACTGTCAAAAAAGGAAGTGTAGTAAACATTGTAAAAATGCAAAATAACTTCGGTCTTACAAACGATGGTTATTGGGTAACACTTAATAAATTAAAAGAGATATAGAATGAGGTGATTTGATGGAATTAGATAGCTTGGAATTAAAAGTATCGGCAGAAGCACAGTCAGCAGAAAAAGCACTTGACAGTCTTATAGGCAAATTGCAGAGCTTTTCAGAAACTTTAGGCGGTATAAACACTACTTCCATCAGTAAAAACCTTGAAAATCTTGCTAAAGTCGGCGGCTTGAAAACTGTCACTAAAGAGGTAGAGGACTTAGGAAAAACTGTAGACAATGTCAGTAAGAAGAAAACAAAGACTGAGGTTAAAGTCGATGTTAAACAAGGCTTAGAAGCTATTGCAGAGCTACAGAAAAAATATGCAAATGCAGGTAGAGGTGCACAATTCAATGGCACCACTACACAACTTGAAAAACAATATAGTAAACTATCTACCGACCTTGACAAACTCCTTTTGAAAGAAGATGAATTTTTAAATCGAGGTAAAGCAAATATCAAAAGCACTTCTTTTGACGGGTTAGAGTATAAAATACAGGAAACTATAAATAAACTTGATATTTTAAAAGTCAAAATTGCAGAAGCACAGCAGGCTTCACAAAAAGGCTTCGTGAAAGAAGATGCAAGTAATTCAGCAATAATGATACCGCCTGAAAGTGAAATAAAAAAAGCCGTAAACACTTATCAGAAGAATATAGAAAAAATATCCGCAGACACATTACCTAAACATACAGGCTGGGATAGTCAAGCAGAACTCCTTAAAATGCAAAAAGAAGCGAGAGAGGGAATAGCAGGAGCATTAGAGGGATATGACGAAAGAATAAAGAAAGCCACAGCCGACCTTAAAGCGGTCGAAAAAAGTGGCAAGGGCATGGGTACTGAGGAATGGGACAATGCTAGTATTACTTTACAAAAAGTTGTAGCAGAAGCTAAGTGGTATAAAAATACCTTAAAAGAAGCGGCTGCTGACCTTGATTTGAATGTCAAATCTATTAAGGAACTTGAAGCAGAAGAAAGCAAATTAGTACAAAAATCAAATCAGCTTGCTGGGAAAAAGTTAGTCGGAAGTGCTGATTATAACGAAACCATTTATCAACTTGGACGAGTTAGAGAAGAATTAGATAAGCAGAGAATAAAAATCACAGGTGCGAGCAGTGCTTTAAAAGGTTATGACGAACGAATTTCACAGGCTAAAATCAATCTTGCTAATATACAAGCTAGTGGCAAAGGCATGGGAACTTCTGAATGGGACACTGCCAAAATGGCTTTAATCAAGTTAGAAGATGAAGCAAGGCGGTATAAAGCGGCTTTAAATCAAAAAGCATTAGGACTTGATACCGACATAAAATCAACGGACAACCTCGAAACAAAGATAAAGAAATTAAATCTTGCTATAGAGCAAATGAGAAATAGAGGTATTGGTTTTGGTGATACAAACTTTGATAAGCTGTATCAACAACTTAATCAAGCTGAAAAAGAACTTGCAGAATACAAAGCTAAACTTACAGAAAGTTCAACCGCAACACAAAATTTTGGAAGTATTATAAAAAATGCGGCATCGGGATTTAAAAATTTTGTCGGTAAAATAAAAAACGCTGGAAGTGCAACACTTAATTTTGCTAAAAGTGTACGCAATATGAAATCACCTTTAAAACTTGCACTCGGTCAAATTAGCAAATTAGGAAATTTAGTTGCAAGGCTGTATTTCAAGTACATGATGCTGTCGAGGGTTGCTGGTGCACTCGGTAAAGTTCTTGGCATATCAAGTGACTATGTAGAGGAATACAACTATTTTCAAAAGGCAATAGACAAGATTGCACAGGAAAATAAAGGTAATTACAAAAAATACGGCTATGATGATGCTGAAAGCTACGCAAATAGCTTTGAAGATAGATTGACAACCCTCACAGGTAAAATGACAGGTTACAAGATTGGCAAGGATGGAGATTTACTTGACACAGGTACAACTAGTCTTGGACTTGACATTACACAGATAACAAACTTTGAAGCTCAAATCGCACAAATGACAAACTCTGTCGGCATGATGGGCGAAGCGTCTATTGCAACATCAAAAGCCATGACAATGCTTGCTGGGGATATGTCCTCATTAACAAATATGCCACTTGATACTGTTATGAAAAACTTTTCAAGTGGTCTTTCGGGTGCGGCAATGGCTGTAAAAAAATATGGTATGGACATATCAGTTGCGGCATTACAGGAAACAGCACTTGGGCTAGGTGTTAAGAAAAATGTTTCTGATATGACACAGGCTGAAAAAGAATACTTGCGTGTAATAACAATGTTGCAACAATCTAAAGTCGCATGGGGCGATTTAGCTAAGACTATCAATTCTCCCGCAAATCAATTTAGAATGTTAAAGTCCAATATCAAACAGTGCGGCTTGATGCTTTCAAGGCTGTTTATGCCTGTCATACAAAAAGCATTACCTTGGCTTAACGCTATGGCAATGGCTGTTAAAGACTTAATGAAGCATATCGGCGATTTATTTGGCTTGAAATTTAAAAGCATAGGCGGTTCTTCAAACGATGACACATCAAGCAGTTATGATGATGTATCAGACAGTGCCGACAATGCGGCAGACAGTATAAATAATGCGGCAGACGCACAGAAGAAGTTTAACAAGCAGTTACAAGGATTTGATAAATTAAATAATCTTACGACAAACGAAACATCTAAGAAAGACAGTGACAAGGATAAAAACGGCACAGGAGATGTTAGTGGCGTATTATCTGATGCTCTTATAAATGCTGTCGAGGATTATGAAAAACGCTGGAATAAAGCGTTTAAAAGCATGACAAGTGATGCTGATAACCTCAAAGAAAAGATTGAAAAACTATTTACAACAGCTTGGGACACAGGTGACGGAACAGAAATCGGTGAAGCACTTGCGACAACCTTAAACAAGGGCATTGACTGGGTAAATAAAAATACAAGCAAATGGGCTAAAGGCTTGAAAAAGATTACCTCAATTATGGGTACTTCTTTAAATGGTTTTGTTGAAAAATTCAAGTGGAAAGGTTTAGGAAAAGCTATCGGCAATTCTATTAAAGCCGCACTTGAAGCTGAAACAAACTTCTTTAAAAAAGTAAACTGGGTAAATCTTGGAAAAGGTTTGTCGAAAACTCTTAATTCAGCTATAAAAACAGGAGTTTTGCAGTCATACTTTAAATCAATGGCAAGCAAGCTAAGGGCGGCTATTGAGACAGCGTTTGGAGCAATTACTACTTTTGATTTTAAAGGACTTGGAAATGCGTTAGGACAAGGCATAAACGACTTTTTTAAGACAATGAATAAGAAAAATAAGCAGACTGGTCTTAATGGTTGGCAAGAACTTGGAAAGAGTTTAAGTGACGGAATAAAAGGGATAGCAGATAGTATTACGACTGCACTTAAAAAAGTAGAATGGAAAAAAGTAGGTCAAAGCATTGGGGACTTTATATCTGCTATTGATTTTAGTAAGGTAACATGGAGTTTGCTTGGGCTGGCAAAAGCGTTAGTAAGTGCAATAGGAAGTGCTCTCAAAGGTTCGTTTTCAAAAGCACCTATTGAGACAGGTTTATTGGCGGCATTTGCATTGGTAAAATACACTGGCATAGGAAAGTTTATTGCTGGCGAAGTTTCTAAGAAAATGGCGGCTTTTTTAGCTGAAAAAATGGGTTTTGAAATCGCAAAAGACGCAGGAATAAGCACAGCTATCAAAACAGGGCTTAAAGGACTTATAGCAAAAGCAGGCTTAACAAGTTTAAGTGTTTCGGTAGGTATAGTTGGAATAGCGACGGCAACGGCAGCATTGGTAGCTTTCTATAACTATGTAGAAAGCAAGGCTGATGAAAAAATAAAGTTAGATATGTCAGAAGCTAATAAGGCATTAGGTGACTTAAATTCATCAGCGAAAGAATGTGAAAAAGCTGTCAACAAAACTAAAGACGCATTAAAAAAAGTCGAAGAAAGAGACGAAAACGCAGAAGCCAAAGGCAAAGAAGTTGAAAATTTAGCGAGTACTTATTATAAACTTTCAAAAAAGGTCAACAAGACAAAAGCTGAAAAGGCAATTTTAAAGAAAATGTCAAAAGAACTTTCAAAAGAACTACCGGGCTTAAAAAAGAATGTGGATAAAGAGACGGGAGCATACAAGGGCAGTTGGAAACAGCTTAAAAAACTTGTTGAAAAAACAAAAGAATATTACAAAGCAAAAGCGGCACAAAAAGACCTTGCGGATATAGGTAACAAACTTTATGAGAATGAAAAAAAGTTAGCAGAAGCGGCAAAGAAAAGCAAACAAGCAGAAGCAGTCTTGAAAAATGAAAGAATAAATCTTGTTAATCAAACTAAGAGATTGAATGAACTTGAAGAAAAAAACTTAAATTGGAAAAGTGGCTCAGCTTCAATGACCAAATCCGAATATACGGAAATGGAAAAATTGCGTACAGAAGTGCCGAAACTTGCACAAAAATTACAAGACCAAGAAAAAGTTTATAAAAACCACAAAAAGGAACTTGGAGCACTTAAAGACACACAACAAGAACTCAATGAAAAGTACAATACAGCTTCTGACTATGTAGAAAAATATACAAAAAAGGTAGACAGTAATACTACTAGCACCAATAAGCAAAAAGACGCTATAAAAGGTGTTGGGGAAGAAACCGATAAATTGTCAGGCAAAAAAGCTACTGTATCTATAAATTCCAAAGGAGTTGAAAAGACTAAAAAAGATATTGACGGTATAACGAGTAAAAAAGTTAAAGTTACCGCAAATGCCAAAAAAGGTAAAAATTTTGATAAAACAAAAAAGGATTATGACGATTTTAAAACTAAAAATGCAAATATAAAGCTAAATGTAAAAAATGCAGACAAGTTAAAGGAAGTTGTGAAAAATCCGTTGCTAACCGATATAGGCAAGAAAAGTACAATAAAAAGGAATGTAGAGATTACTTTTAAGATGAAAAACAATTTCACTGACAATCTCTCTGATTTTTTAAATAAAATTTCAACTGGAAGCAAACCTAAAAAGAAAGCAAAAGGCGGTATCTTTGAAAACGGCTCATGGCATAACATAGCTAAGTATGCAAGCGGCGGTACTCCGAACATGGGTCAACTTTTCTATGCAAGAGAAGCTGGTCCCGAACTGGTAGGCACACTTAAAGGCAGAGGAACAGCGGTTATGAACAACGACCAAATCGTTGCGTCAGTATCGCAAGGTGTGTCAGACGCAGTATATAATGTTATGACACCTGTTTTAACAAGCCTTGTATCAAGTATAAACCGTATGAACAGTAGCGGCACACCTCTCTATGTCGAGGGGGTTTCTGAGGGTGATATAGTTAAGATAACCCAAAGTGCAAACGCTGATTACAAGAAGCGGTACGGCAAACCTCTTTTCACTTAGAATATTGCTATATTGTACCGAATGTGGTATGATATAGCAAATATTTAAAAGAAAAGGAGTGTAAAATGGAAGAAAAAAGTAATTCAACAGAATGGATTTCAACTCACAATCAAGAGCCGATACCACCAAAAGCGAAGAAGCCTAATAAAATGCGTTGGATTATATATTTGGTCGTAATGTTAGTTGTTGTTCATTTTGTTCGTGAAGCAAAAAAGAATAATGATGTTGCAAAGTCGGATTTGACATATACAGATACTTTTGACGAAGAAGATAACGATGACGATGTAGAAACACATATCAAGAATGCTAAGAAAATAAAGAAAAAATTAAATAAACTTAAAAAGAAAAAAATAAAAAAAGTTAGTAATAGTAGTTTATCAAAAAAAGCATATAAAAAGAAATGCAAAAAACTTTACTATAAAAATATTTTTTTTGGCGAAAAAGATTTAGAGGGAAAACTTGTAAAACTTAATGTTTTTGTAAAACAATCAAAATACTTAACTAATGAAAGTATAATGACTAATCTTGATTTTTATAAAAAATGGCAATTCAAAAAAGGTTGTTATGATGTTAGCGTTAAGAGAAAAGGTTCTAATTCTTATGTAGGTGGTGGAAGTGTTCAATTATATTTTTCAAACAAAAAGAAATACAATGTTGACACATCATGGATTACAGCAGGCTCTAAATTTATTGTTTACGGTGAGGTTATAGAGTGGAGCAAATATACATGGAGTGGTTATAATGATGTTTCAGTTGTTGCAAGATATATAGAAAGGTCGTGAATTTGTATGGGAAAAAGTGTAAAATGTCCTAGAATAGGATGCAAAGGTGTGGGAATGCCAGTAGATACGAAAAAGAAATTTTCATTTGGAAAGTCGATTGTAGGAAATATAATCGGTTACGCACTTGGTGGTCCAGTTGGTGGAATAGTCGGTGCGGCTACTGGAATAAAAGGCAAAAACGGAAATACAACTTTTGTATGTTCAAAATGTGGAAAAGTATTTGAAAAGAAAATATAATTTTGAATTTAATATTTTCAAAACCACAAGGCGGATTTAATATCCGTCTTTTTTGATGCAAAAAATCATTAACCTTAAAAAGTTAGAGGTAGAATTATGGCATTTTCAAAGAGTAAAGGTCTTGTTTCCATTGCTACAGGATATAGCGGTGGAAATTACGAATACACAAAAATAGACCAATTCATAGCGGCAGATAATTTGAGTATCACTGCTGACAGGGCACAGGATTTAGATAGTTATGTCAATGCAAACGGTTATTTAAAGAGAAATGTTTTAAAGCATATGCGTGATGGAATTTCCTTTTCAACTGTCTATATGGGATATGAAAAAAAAGAAAAATTTATGTCAATTATTCGCAAAGGTATGAAACAGCATGGATGTATTGAACCGCCCGAAAAAAAAGTGCGTGTCAGATATTTTAACGAATGGACAAATGACTACGAAGCAGGTTTCTTTTATATTCCCGATGTTGAATGGAAGTACGGTGGAACATATAAGGGAACGCCTACCTATTTACCTACAACATTTGAATTTATCGAGTATTAGTGAGGTGATAAAATGCTTAATCTGACAGATAGTCAAAAAGAGAGCTTTTATAAAAGCGGTGCGTATTTTAATGACTATGAATTTAATTTTCCCGACTTAGATTATACAATCACAAATGAAACGCTGCATCAAGAAAGCGTGACAATTAAAGAAAGCATATGTGATAGCGAGGATTTGCAACTTGGCGGTTGTATTGCTTCATCATGTGAGTTTGAAGTATCAGAACTTGCAGGAAAAGAACTTGCAGGACTGGAATTTACGGCAAGATTATTAGTAAATGATGGCAAAGATGCAGTTGTACAAATGGGAAAATATCGTGTAGACAGTGCGAAGCGTGTAAATGACAAAGATTATCGGAAAATAACTGCTTATGATGCTCTATATGATGCTCAAATTGATGTTTCTGAGTGGTATAATAAAGTCTTTTATGTTGTATCACAATATGAGGAATTAGTGGCAGTTGGCGATATTGACGATTTGTGGGAACATGGTGAATATACAATCGACAATTCGGGAAGTAAGCCCCCCGAAGTAGCTTTTTTCTTAAATGGTGCAGTACCCGAAGAAGCATATGACACAACATATCTTGATACATCAACAGGTAAATTGTATGAAGCACAAGATATTAACAAAGATGATGATAGTAAGGACGAACTGTATCGTTGGGTTGAGATTTACCAATGCACAAGAAAGACAAAAACAAAGTACATTTACGCAACAACAACACTTAAGAAACTGCGTGAAAGTTTGCTAAATTATTTGAATATTCCTTTTATAGAACAGGATTTAATAAATGATGATGTAACTATCGAGAGGACATTTGATGCTAGCGATACTGGTGAAATCATCGGCACAGATATACTAAAATACATTTGTGAATTAAATGCTGGATTTGGAAAAATAAATCGTGATGGAAAATTTGAAGTAATTCAATTGACAAGTGCGGGGTTATATCCCGAAGAAACATTGTACCCATCTGAGGATTTATACCCCGAAGAAAGCAATTATGAGCTTTTAAGTGCAGAAGAAAACGAAGCTAATTATATTTCTGTAGCTTATGAAGAATATGAAACAGAAGCTATTACGGGTGTTATAGTAAAAAGCAATAGTGATAATGTTGGTCAAGTTGTAGGAACAAAAGATAATGCTTATATACTTACTGGAAATCCTTTGATATACAATAAGACCTCAGAAGATTTAACAAAAATCGGACAAAATATATTTGCAAAAATAAAAGGAATTACATACAGACCAAACACAACAACTTTAGAGGGATTACCATACTTAGAAACAGGCGATTATTATATTCTGACAAAAAACAATGACGATGTAGGTTCGCCTATATTTACAAGGACATTGGCAGGAGTACAAGCATTAAAAGATACGTTTGAAAGCAAGGGAAATAAACTAAGAGTAAACGAAGATAGTCAAACGTCAGAAATGATGGCTTTACAGTCAAAAATGCTTAAAATTCAAAAAGGTGTTGACGGACTGTTGATAGAGGTTACAGACCTTGACGAAAATACAAGTTCAAGATTTGAACAGACAGCAAGCAAAATTGAAGCCGAGGTAAAAAGAGCAAGCAACGCTGAGGGAGAACTTTCAGGCAGGATAACTATTACGGCAGATGCAATTACACAAGAAGTCACCAGGGCGAAAGCCGAAGAAGCAACATTGAGCGGTAGAATAAATGTCACAGCGGAACAAATTACAGCCGAAGTAAAAAGAGCCGAGAACGAAGAAAATAGCATAAGAACAGCACTTACATTAAAGGCTGACAGTGCAGAACTGGGATATTACCAGACAAAAGCTGATATGACAAATTATGCTACGACTACTTGGGCCGAGAATCAGATAAGTAGCAAAGTGTCGAAAGGGGATGTATGCAGTGAGATAAATCAATCATCAGAGCAGATTGTTTTGAAGTCAAACAGGCTTGTTATCGACAGTACAAATTTTAAATTAGATGCAAACGGTAACGCAGATTACAGAGGAAACATATCTGCCAGTGATGCTAAATTTTATAACATAACAGGCTTTGGAGGAATGATAAGCATTGTCTCTGGAAGCCGTTTTTCAGCGGGAACAGGCGGCTACCAAAGAGATACTTATGGATATATCAAGGTACATAGTGATGATGGTACAGCAAACTGTTATGTTGAAAGTGATAAACTTATAGGAGACACAATAGAAGCCGGAAGAATCAACGGTTCAACTGGATACTTAGAATTGCACGGTTACACAAAAGCAAAAATGTTTGTATTTAACGATGAAGCATACGGCATTGTTCTCGATATGAATAGTAATCGTGATTTGCATTTAAGACCAGCATCTAACGAAGATACAGACTGCGGTTCAGCATCTTATAAATGGCGAAATTTGTATTGTAAAAATGGCACTATACAAACATCTGACAGAAACGAAAAAATGAACATATTGGATATGCCAGAACAATATGCAAATGCAATTATTGATGATGCTTCACCAAAAACATATATGATGCTTAACAATGAAAGCGGAAGAACTCATGCAGGAATGATTGCACAGGATTTAGAAGAACAGTTATCAAAAAACGGTATGAGTTCAAAAGATTTTGCAGGGTTCATAAAATACGAAAAAGAAGATACTAACGGAGTTCCAACAAGTGAATACGGCTATGGAATACGCTACGAGGAATATATAGCACCGCTTATTAAGTATTCTCAGTGTTTAAAAAGAGATTTGAAGCAGGAAATAGAGAGAAATCAGCAGTTACAATTTCAACTTTTAAATTTACAAGGTGAATTTATGATATTAAAACAACAGATTTTAGGAGGTAATTAAAATGGTTAAATTAAACAAACAAACTACAGTAACAGGAGCGTGTGTATTGACAGTTGATGGCAAGGAAGAACAAGTAGCATACATGAACGCTTCAATTCCAGTCGGTGGTGCACCTAATATTAGTCGTGCTATTCAGAATGTAGAGTTGTTCAATGCAAACAAAGAGGAAGTATTAAAAGACTTTGCGGCATTTGACAATTATGTATATAGCCTTATGGAAACAGAGGAAACAAAAAAAGCAGAATAAGAGGTGACACACGATGGCAGTAGTAAAGGTTTACACCCGCATAAACTGGCTTAATAAGTCGGAAAGTCTGACAACACCGCTTGGTAAAATAAACTTAAATAAGATGGATAAAGCAATAGACACTATCGACAACGAAGTAGTGTCTATTTCAGCGACTGCGGAAAGTCTTGATACAACAAAAGCCGATAAAGACCAGCTTAACAATATGATAACTGATATAGCTATCAATGACAAAAACGGTGTTATCAGTATAACAAAATATAACGGTACAGTTTTGAATATTGATACCGCAATGGAAAAGATAGCCGTAAACTTTGAATATAATGCACAGACACAACAGCTTATACTTACGCTTGAAAACGGTGAAAAGCAATACATTGATATGTCGGCTTTGATTACTCAGTATGAGTTTAAAGACACTGATACGATAGCTTTTAGCGTTGATAGTGAGGGAAAAGTGAGTGCGTCTATCAAAAGCGGCAGTATAACAAAAGCCATGCTGTCAAGTGAAGTTATGTCAGCTATAACATTATCGGAAAGCAATGCGGTTGCATCGGCACAGGCGGCGGCTCAGTCGGCTACAAATGCTGATATGGACGCTAAGTTATCTCAGTCGTACAGCGTTGGTAAGAGTGGTATTCGTGACGGTGAAGATGCCGACAATGCAAAATACTATTCAGAGCAGGCAGAAAAATTTGCGAAAGAAGCAGAAGATATTGTTGGCAGCAATTTTATAACTCAAGCTGAAAAAGGTGTTGCAAATGGTGTAGCTGTATTAAATGCTAACTTAGCAGTTGAAAAAGCGGTGGCAGATGAAGATGGCAACAACATTCAAAATACATATGCTAAAAAGACAGAAATAGGAGAAGTTATAGAAGTTGACAGCAAGTTATCGACAACAAGCACAAATCCAGTACAGAACAAAATAGTAACTGCTGCGATTAACAGTGCAAGCCGACAGGCAAGTGTTGCGAACGGTACATTAGCTCAGTGGCAAGAACAAGGTAGAATACCAAATGGCATTGTAAACAATCTTATTACAACAAAAGAGGGGTATGCACTTGATGCAAGACAAGGTGAAGCTCTTGACGGAAAAATAACAGAATTAAAAAAATCTGTCAGTGATGGGAAAAGTGCTATTGCGTCTGCCATCACTAACGAAGGAGTTAGCACGGCATCAGACGCCTCCTTTGAGACTATGGTTGAAAACATTGGAAAAATATTTTATAAAAGATTAGGAACGCAGTTACCTAAGTATTATTATGCCAATGTTCATGCAACAAGCGGTTCGCAAAGCCACCAGTATATATATAGAAATGCTAATACGACAACCAAAGACGATTGGCTAGGACATGAAGAATTTTTTGGTGGTTCATTACCTGCTTTAAATGGATGTATTATTATTACTTGGTTAAGAGGGATTGGCGCTTTTACGATAATGCGGCTTAAATCATCGTTTTTAGGTGTAGATAATTTCGAAACCTTATACAGTAATGCGTTACACTATTATCATCCAGACGGAGGCACAATCAATCTTGTTTCCACAGAAATTAAGCCAGGAGTTGAAATATGTACATTATGTTTAGCATGTCATAGTTAAAATGCAATATCAAAGCTTGCAAGATTATATATAGAAAGGAAAGATTATTATGAAAATCAAATTAAAAGACAACACAGAACTTACAGTAACAGATGCTTGCACATCAATATCAATAGTGGCTGAATTTACATCAGCTGAGGAAATTGAAGATTTCCGTAAAAAACTTACAGACGAAAATTTATCATCTTTTGCATATGTAAATGACGACGGAACGATAGCAGGAGAATATAAAAACTGCACTTTTACAAATGTCACTTATGCAGAAAAAGGCGGCAAGTTTATGGCTACATACAACATCCGTCAGTACAGTGACATGGAAGTAAGATTAAATGTACTGGAAAAAGAACAGACCTTACAAGGCGATGCCATTGCAAGTATGTCAGAAACAGTATATTCATAGAAAGAGGTGATAATATGAATGGAATTGTAAAATTTTGGGCTTACAGAATAGGCTTTGATTTGTCGAGGATTGATGAAGTCCCAAACAAACTTAAAACACCAGTCAGCGAATACATAGCCCAAAGCATGGCAGATTAAGTCACAAAATGTCGAACTATAACAGCCAAATCCTCTTGTTTCCCTTATCCTCAAGCCGTACAATAAACTTGTCAGAAGTTATCTGACAACATCAAGTTTTGGCAAGGGGCGGTGTAATTGGCGTTGCACTGCCCTGCATTGAGGGGATTGACATAGAAGAACGGTTGTTCTATAATATGTCGTAGGAGGGTTAAATGGACGAGATAAAGAAAGAAATTTGTGAACTTGTAAACCAATGCAATAACGAGAGATTTCTCAAAATCATAAGCAACTTTGTAAAAAGGTTGTTATCATAACAAAAAGCCGAGAGTTTATCTAAAAACTTTCGGCTCTTCTTTTTTCTAAAAATTCTAATTATTTTTCCTTGTCTTTTGACATTAAATTAAGTAATTCTTCCAAACCGTCCCAACCTTTATCGTCTAATTTAGATAAAGCGGATATAAAACGATATTTGAAATTATTCTTATCATTTGACTTTAAAACATCAGCTAACATTTCAGTTATATATTCATCTTTGGACTTTTCAATGTATGGCTCGCCTATACCAGTTCTTAACCATTCTTCATTAACATTAAACATAGAACATAAAAGTTTTAAAGATTGTTCGGATAAATTTCTACTTCCATTTTCTACTAATGAAATGTAATTCTTAGTCAAACTTAATTTCTTTGCAAAAGTATCTTGCGACATATTTAAGTCTTTTCGCAGTTTTTTGATGCGTTCTTTCATGGGTTCACCTCCTTACAATCGTATAATAACATTTTTGTCACACAAAGTCAAACTTTTTTTGAATAAAAAGGTTGACAAGTATTACACTGTATGATATTATAATCACACAAAGTCAAATAGAAAAGAGGTGAGAACAATGAAAATGAATGACAAAGAAAAAAGAATTGTACTTCAACTTAAAGAAGCACTCCCGAAAATGTCAGAGTTTGAAAAAGGCTATCTTTTAGGAATGACCGAAAAAATGGTTATTGATAAAACTAAAAGAGAAGAGAAAGATAAAGTGCTTATGAGTTAAGCAGAAAGGAGCAATATGAACGATTTACAGATATTTAATAATGAAGAGTTCGGAAAAGTAAGAACGGCTCTTGTAAATGAAGAACCAATGTTTTGCTTAATAGATATTTGCAAGGCGTTGGAAATTAAAAATGCTACTGATGTAGCGAAAAGGCTTGATGAAGATGAACTGACTAGATTAAATCTAGGCAGTCGTGCAGGTGAAACAAATTTCATAACAGAAAGCGGTTTATATGCAGTCATATTGAGAAGCGACAAGCCGAACGCAAAGAAGTTTCGCAAATGGGTAACATCTGAGATACTTCCATCAATCAGAAAAACGGGAAGTTACAACAAGCCTATGACAACAGCAGAAAAAATCCACTTACTTGCACAGGGCAATGAAGAATTAAATCTGAAAGTGGATAAAGTTGAAGCTGAGGTAAAAGAGCCGAAAGACACAATGCCGCTACTTGCTGTTGATTGCGATTTGATAACAAAAGCAGTCAAGACAAAAGGGGTTGAGGTCTTAGGTGGTAAGGACAGTAATTCATACAAGGACAGGTCTTTGCGTAGTCGTGTATATGCTGATATTCACAGAGAAGTAAAAAGACAGTTCGGAGTTACTACATATAAAGCTATAAAGCGTAATCAGTGTGAAAAGGCTGTTGCGTTTGTGAGAAATTACAATGTGCCGTTTGTTTTACAGGAACAAATAGCAGAAAACAACGCACAGTTGAGTTTGGTAGTTTAAAGAAATATTGAAAGTGAGGTTAAAAGATGAATGAGCAGGCAAAGGCATTGAAAGAAACAATGTGCAAAGATATTGATGGAGCAAACTTCTTCTTTAAATACCACAGAAACGGACAGGAGATAGATAAGCTGACAAAAGATGTGTTAAATCTTATCGCTGAACACTCCATGACCGTTTCTGAAATTAAAGGTTTCTTGGAATATATGAAAATTATTGTGGATAATCGTTCATATCTTCCTCAGCGGAAATAACCTTGATTGAAGTTTCTCCAAACGCTTCATTGTCGGGTATTTCTTTGGCAGTCTTGAGTATCGACAATACTTTGGCAGAGTAAGGATATTCAAGATTACAGTTAGGACAAATTATCTTGTCAGTATCAATATTTTCGTTTACAGAATACTTGCAATGACAAGCACAGGAAATTTGAAACTTTAAAAACATGGTGTTCACCTCTTTTCTATATTGAAGATAGAGGAATTATATCACAGAAAGTGAGGAATATAAATATGTTTGTAAATCCGTTTGTTTTGGGAATTTTAACAACAATATTCGTTGAAATGGCGGCTTTGATTATTTGGTCGTTGCTGTCGGGTAGAAAATAGAAAGGAAAAAGATATGAGTAAGATTGTTACCGATATAAATGAATTATCAGTTTTTGAAATAGAACAGTTAGCAAAAGTGTTGAGGTTTGAACTTGTTATCAACAACGGTAACGAGATAAAGATTGTTAGAAAGGAGAAATAATAGATGATAGACGCAAGGATAAAAAGCAATGCAGGAAAAGAAACAGAGGTTGTCGGAGTGACGATAAATAAACTCAATGAGTTTCTTTGCATCTCTACAAAAGTTGATATTGTAGTAGAACTTATACGCCACGGAACGCTGATGCCGGATGATATATTACTGATTTTGAACAGTGAAAGTTCACTTGCAAAAGAAACGACATTTGAAACTTTTGCTAGTATTCCAGTTTATAAATATGAGTATTTTGTCAGCTTGGAAATGCGTGTAAATGTATTGCTTGATATGTTAGAAAATAACAACTATGTATCAACAGACGAAATACTAAGAACTTTAGGAACTGAGTTGGCGATTGAAGAAGCCGACAGATGGGAGAAAAAGAAAAATGAAAGGTTTGACAGTAACTAATAAAGAGTATCGAGCAAGAGAGGGAGTAAGTAGCACAGACTTAAAGAAGATTGCAAAGTCCCCGGTCCATTTCCGTTACTGGAAAGATAATCCCGAAGAAAGCACCCCAGCGTTGCTTTTCGGCAGAGCAGTACATAAATATGTATTAGAGAAAGAAAAATTCAATGAGGAATTTGCCGTTGCACCCGAAGTGAACAAAAGAACCAAAGAGGGCAAGGCTCAGTGGCTTTTATTTCAAGACCAAAACGAGGGTAAAGACATAATTTCGCTTGATGATTTTGAAAAGATAAAAGGCATGAAAGAAACATTATATCAGACACCTTTTGTAAGCCAATTATTAAAAGGCAAAAAAGAAGCATCTTACTTTACGGAAGATGATGAAACAGGCTTAATTATAAAGTGTCGCCCTGACTGTCAGACACAAATAGGTGATACGCATATACTTATTGACTACAAATCTTGTGCAGATGCCAGCAGTGACAAGTTCATGCGTGATGCAATCAACTTAATGTATGATTTGCAAATGGCATTTTATAAAGACATTATGGATAAAGTAACAGGCTATGAACACTCAGTTATCTTCATAGCACAGGAAAAAACACCGCCGTATGCAGTAAACATTCTTGAAGCAAATGAGTATTTTTTAAGAAGTGGTAGGGATATGTATAGAACCTATCTTAATGTCTACAAAGAGTGTTTAGAAAGCGGCAACTGGTATGGTTACACAAATGGTGAGGTAAACACACTTGGTTTGCCAAACTGGTTACAGAAACAATATGAATAGAAAAGAATTTGAGGTGAAATAAATGGGTGATAGATATATTGTAGAGCGTGAGTTTGAACACTCAGGATATAAGTGTGTTGTAACATTTGGTGTTGGAGGATATAGGTGCGGATATGTAGGTATTCCTAAAAATCATTCACTATATGGCAAGGACTATTCAGACTATCTTGAAATTAAGAAAGCAGATGTCGGAGACCGAAAAATAAGCGGTATTTTTCCTTTGCTTGGAGCTTGTCTTGATAAAGACGAAAGAATACGAATTGAAGCATATTTTTCAGTGCATGGTGGCATTACTTTTGCAGATGGCGGAGAAAATTCAAACTATCCAATAGAAAGTGATTTATGGTGGTTTGGCTTTGACTGCGGACATTGTGACGATGGGAAAGAACTTGAACTCGCTTATGAGAGATTTCCGAAGTACAGGGCAAGTATTGCAATGCAGATTGAACTTGAAAAAGTATATCCCATTGACGGCTTGGCAGTCCGTACAGAAGACTATGTGGCAGCAGAGTGTAAGAAGTTAGCAGAGCAGTTAAAAGATTTTGAAGAAAGTGAGGATTAGAACATGAATGAAGTGAGTGTTAATAATAACAATCATGTACCTTTTAACAATATAAATCAAGGTACAGTCGCAGTTGAAAGTAGCAGAGCAATAACAGAAGCACAGGGAAAATTGTTACTTGCAAAGCAGTTTCCGAGAAATTATACAAATTGCTATGCAACAGCCATTGAAGCGTGCCAGCGTAAAGGCTTTGCAGATAAAGCGTTTTTTGCTTATCCGAGAGGCGGTCAGACGGTAACAGGAGTAACAATCAGATTTGCTGAGGAACTTGCAAGATGCTACGGCAATCTTGATTACGGTATCAAAGAATTATCGCACGAAGATGGCAAATCCGAGATGCAGGCATACGCGTGGGATTTGGAAACAAATACAGTATCAAGTCAGAATTTTACAGTTGAGCATGTCATGGAAACGCGACAAGGGAATAGAAAGTTGACAAGTCAGCGTGATATATACGAACGCACAGCTAACGACGGGGCAAGAAGATTAAGAAGCCGCATTTTGGCAATCTTACCGCCCGATTTGGTTGAGGACTGCATAAAAGAGTGCAAAAAGACACTTGCAGGGCAGAACGGCATTCCTTTTAAAGATAAAGTTAAAAACATGGTGGTTGCGTTTGCAAAATACGGTGTTACAAAGGAAATGCTTGAAAAGAGATTAGACCACACTGTCGAGAGTATCAGTGAAGATGAACTGACCGAGTATATAGGTATTTTCAACGGTTTGGCACAGAAAGAAACAACGGTTTCAGATTGGTTTGAACAGCCAAAAACAGCAAGTCAGATGACTGCATTGCTTGAAGAGGCTGAGAAAGAAGAAAAAGAGAAAGCACAGAAAGAGGAAAAGAAGTAATGATATATAAAGTGATGATTGACAAGAAAAACAATACATTTCCTTTAAAAGGTTTAAATGAATTGTTGGGTGCGAGATTATACAACCCACGCACAAAAAGATATGCAAATTCTGTCAAGACTTCAAATGACAGAACTTGTTTAAAGGCAATAAAAAAATGTCTGCCAGCAGTACACATTGATAAGCCAATTAAATGCACTTTCTGCATTTACGCAGCCGACAAGATGCATGACAGAGGAAATCTTTGTTCGGCAGCAGAGAAAAGTTTTTTAGATGCTTTGCAGATTGCTAAGGTCATCAAAAATGATGGCTGGGATGATGTTCTTGACAGTGTTTTTCACACAGAGGTTGACAAGGAAAACCCGAGAGTTGTTGTGGAAATTGAGGTTTTGGGAAAGGAGTAAGAATATGAGAGTTGGAGAGTTAATTGAGAAATTAAATAAATGTAATTCAGATGCAGATGTGGAAGTTTGTATAAATATTATAAGTGATGACGCCTTGGAAGTCAAAACTGTAACAGACGATACCGATAAATCAAAAATCTTTATTGTCGCTTCAGCGTAAAACATGGAAAGGAGTTTTTCAAATGAGAGTAATTTCACAGGACGGCAATTTTGATTTGCCATATGAAAATCTAGCAATTTTTATTGAATACGAAAATGTTGCTGCTAGATTTAAAAACGAGAGATATTTGTTAGCTCGATATTCAAGTGAAGCAAAGGCAATTAAGGCTATGGAAATGCTTAGAGAAACATATGCTGGTATGCCTATTATGATGCAGAATGTTGAACTTACAGAAGAAGAGATAAAGGCTATTGAAAGAATAAAGAAAGATGGCATTATGGTACGGCTGGTAGATGAACCATCAAAAGTCGAGTACTTTAACAATATTATCTTTTCAGTTTCCACAAGATAGCGAGGTGTAATATGGATAAAATGGATGTTATAGAAACTGCTAAAAGACTTTTTAAAGATAGAGAAGAATATTTCAAAGAACTTGAAGCGTTAAAAGAGGATATAAGTTTCTTTGATATGTATATGAAAAGGAACAAGAAAAGTAAGGCTAAATTTGCAGTAAGAATTTTTTACAACTGTACTTCCAAAGTTTTTGATGATATTTGGAAAAAGTATAGTCATTATACGTCTGATATTGAAATAGTTTTTTCGGAGTTTATAGTTTTGAAAGCTATTATACAAGATATTGACGAAGATACAAACCGTTTTACTAAAAATACAAAGAAAGAATTTATAGATTATTTCGAGCAGTACGGAGAGACTATGATAAAAGATTATGTTTCAGAATTTATTGGTTGTAGCAGAGGCTGTACAGCTGTACTTGAAAAAATTGAACAAATTAAAGCTGAACAAATCTAAAGATTGAGGAGTTGAACTACAAATGAGTGCAAGGAGAGCCACTATAAGGCGTGAGAGATTGCAGAGGAACAAAGTTGACAAGAAAAAATGTGCTATGGCTGAACTTGAAAGAGCAAAAGAGCAAGGCATCATTGATGGCAGGGCGATAGGTGTTAGTGCGTGCCTTGAAGTGTTACACAGCAAATACAAGTTTAGCAATAATAAAGCACAACAGTTACTCAATGTTATGGGGAGAGAAAGTGCAAGACTTGATGATACAGGCGTTAGATTTGTTGCAAATTACTATGCTGAGAAGTTTGAAAAGAAACTAGATGTACTGGGAATGTATCAAGATATAGCTGATATTCCTACAAAGATTTATTGTGCATCAAAGCATGAGTTGTTTGTAACATCGGTCGCAATAGCTTTGATGGTGCTAAATGAATTATGGAATTTTAGCAGTAACGATAAAAACACTGGTCGGCTTGATTACATCATGGAGTATTGCACAAATCGGTATTTAGAAATGCAACTTGACCCCGATAATAACACAGCAGAATATTACTTTGAGCGAATGTTAAGACGGACTGGTTATAAGTTGCATTAAGAGGTAAATATGATAGACGAAAAGAAGATTATTAAGAAAATCGAAAACAGGATAGATACTTATATAAAAGAATATCCTGAAAAGAAAAACTGTGAATATGTAGAAACACAAAGAGAATTTATACATATATTACAGATTGAAGCAAGAGAACAAAGCAAATCCGATTTAAGAAAGGAATAACGAGTACCCGGTAAACCGGGTTGATGCAGAGGGTGTATAACTGCTAGCGAAAAATCCTAATTAGTAGAGTGTAAAAAGCGTGTGAAGCCATTTAGGATTATCCATGTTACGGTATTTGTAGCGTGGTGTTATGACAAAATTAAATGTATGTTGGATAAGTGCAGGAATATCAAGTTTTATGGCTGGATATTTAGCAGGGAATGTAGACGAATGGATTTACATTGATATATCAGACCAACATTCAGATAGTTTGAGATTTATTAAAGATTGTGAGAAAGCAATCGGGAAAGAAATACAGGTTTTGAGCAGTAAGGAATATAGGAGCGTTGAAGATTGTGTAAGAGTGTTTGGTGGTTTTAGAAATCCCGCTAACGGTTTTGCTCCTTGCACAAACTGGTTAAAAAAGAGAGTTCGTAAAGAGTGGGAAGAACAACACAAAGATTGTGATTTGACTTATGTGTGGGGATTTGATTTGAAAGAGAAAAATCGAGCAGAGAGAACAATCGAAGCTAATCCGCAAGCAAAACATGAATTTCCACTTATTGACCGAGAGCTTTCTAAAGAGGAGGTTCACGGACTGTTTGAAAGGACTTTTGATTTTGCCCGACCGAAAATGTATGAATTGGGTTATCCGAATAATAACTGCATCGGATGCGTAAAAGGCGGCATGGGCTACTGGAATAACATCCGCAAGGATTTTCCCGATGTATTTGAAAGCAGAGCCAAGTTGGAAAGAGAAGTTGGTTATTCAATACTGAAAGACAGTGACGGCAAACCTATATTTCTTGACGAATTAGACCCGAAACGAGGGAATATGAACACTGAAATTTTTCCTGACTGCGGCATAATGTGTTATTTGAATTTAGAGTGAGGTGAGAACATGACAGTAGACGAATTTAAGCTACTTGCGGTAGATACTAAGATTTCAGTGCGTGATATACGAACTGGAAAGTATCTTAAAGATAAAAAAGAATACGGCAGGCGAAAGATACAGGAAGTGTACGCAAGAGCACATAAGTATCAGGACGGCTACGAAGGAAACATAGTATTGATGGTGAGGTGATTTTATGGAAGATAGATATTTATCCAAGGCAAAGAGGATTAGTGACGGAGAATGGGTTGTTGGCTACATTATAAGATATGGATATACAGGAAAAGAAAAATACTATATAGTTCCAAGCTATGCATCTGATTTATATTGTTTTTTAATAGACAAGAATACAATCTGCCGATGCACAGGATTGAAAGATAAGAATGGTAATCTTATTTGGGAAAATGATATTGTAAAAGACTTATTTAGTGATGTTTACGCACAAATCAAATATGGCGGCTATCAAAGTTGTTTTGACAGTACAAAAGTTGAACATATTGGATTTTATGTGAATTGGTTTGGTAGATATGCAAAAAGCCGCAGAAAAGACTTAGGTTACTGGATAAATATGGTTGATGCAGAAATTGTCGGCAATACATTCGATAATCCTGAGTTGTTAGAAAGTGAGGAATAAACATGGCAAAGATATTTAGATTTAGTGGTTATTTTGTAGATAATGACAAGTACCCGTATGAAGATGGGACATTTGAATCTGCCCTTCTTGATGAAATAACAACATATGCTATTCATCAGCTACACATTGAACAGAGTGAGGATTTTGTAATTGATGGAGAACTGGAAGAAAATTGTGACCTTGCGTTATTAACAAGACATTTTAAAGGCTTTTGTGATAGTGCTTACAACTTTGACCGACCTATTCCACAGACAGGTGAAAAATATAGACATTTTAAGCAGGGCAAAATAGTTAATATCATTGGGATTTGCAGACACACAGAAACTACAGAAATTTCAGTGGTGTACGGTTGTGAAGGACATATTTGGAATAGACCTCTTGAAATGTTTATGAGCGAAGTTGACAAAAAGAAATATCCTGATGCGAAGCAGAGATATAGATTTGAGGTGGTTAAGTGATACCCGAATGTGCAAACTGTAAAAATCTCTTTACTTGCACGATAAAAGACAAACTGAAAAATGAAGCGTGTGTGATGTTTGAGGAAAGAGACAAGGATAAATCAGAAGCTAGGAAAAAGATTGACATTAGGAGATATGTGGCAGCAGAGAAACAATGATTACAAAGATGGATACTCAAATATTATTATTCATCCCGATGGAACTATTGGAACTAATTGGAGATAAGAAAGTAGGTGATTCAGAGTGAAGATTTTAAGCAAGAAGAAATGTGAAGAAATTCTGAAAAGAATTACTGCGAATGAAATTATTCAGACCGAATACGGACTGCCCAATATAAAAGCAGAAACAAAAGCGACAGAAAATAGAGCAGAAATAGCTTTTATTGTCGGTGGCATTAAGGGAATGGATAAGGTGCAGAATACATTAAGAAAAAGGTATAACAATAACTAAAAATCAAAGAAAGGAATAGGTTGTCGCGACATAAAACTGAGGTTTCCTTTTGGTGATGAAATGAATTTTGATGATTATATTTGTGACGGTCAAATTAGTATGTTTGATTTTACGAATGATGCATCTGATAACACCGATATTGAATTTAACCCCTTAAAGTCCCTTGCGTTGCATGGTACTGGGATTCGTAACGGTATGAAGCGTATAAAAGAGTATTTTTCAGAAAGTCATACTTTGAGAGAAAAAGTTGCGTTTTTGAAAAACGAATACGGAACAGGCGGTTTCGGTTCGCCAGTCAAAAAGCCTTGCTATATACATGATATGTGTACGGCTACTTCACAGAAATTGATTGAATATGAGTATTACGATGAAGATATGCAGGACATAAAGAAGTATTGCAGTTGGGTTGATTTAGCAAATGTTATCACAGAAATGATTGAGCATAATGAGTATATTTACAGAGAGGGTGATTGATACGGCAATATATAGAAATGTAAGGCTTTCGTTTTGGACTGACAACAAGGTAATAGACGAGTTCACGCCCGAAGATAAGTATTTTTACTTGTATCTGCTGACGAATCCGCAGACAAACTTATGTGGTTGCTATGAAATAAGTTACAAGAGTATGAGTGAGGACACCGGATATAGTAAAGATACTTGCTTGAGATTATTAAAAAGATTTGATGAAGTACATAATGTTATCAAATTTAATGAAAGCACAAAAGAGATATTGATATTAAACTGGTATAAATACAACTGGAGTAGTTCAGCAAAAACTATTACAGGAGTTATATCAGCGGCGAAGTACATAAAATGTGAAAAATTTAGAAATTATGTTTTAAAGGTTGCAGAAAGTGTGAAGAATGGTAATAAAGAGCCAGTCAGATACCTCATAGAAGAATCTATTTCTGTATCTGATACTGTTTCTGATTCTGTTACTGAAACTGATACTGTAAAAGAAAGCAAGTTAGAAGATATAAAAAGGATTGTTGACTATCTGAATGAAAAATGTGGAACACATTATAGATACAATACGGCGAATACAAGGAAACATATCATAGCAAGATTTAACGACGGATATGCAGTTGATGATTTTGTGCAGGTGATTGACAAAAAGACAGGTGAGTGGATGGGAACGAAATTTCAGCAGTATTTACGCCCCGACACTTTGTTTGGTAGTAAATTTGAAAGTTATGTAAATCAACAGGTTGTAACAGATGGGACTGCTAAACTTGTAAACGATTGGAGAGGAAGTTGATATGACAAGAGAAGATGTACAAGATTTGTTAATGATGGTGCAGGCGGTATATCCGAACTACAACCCACCGTCTAAAACAGCGGCGGTCAATGCGTGGTTAATGTGTTTAGGCGAGTATGACAATAAAGTTGTGCAGTTAGCTTTTAAAACATACATGACTACCAATACAAGCGGATTCCCACCAGTTCCAGGGCAACTTGTAGAGATATTACAATCTTTGACACAGTCGCAGGAACTTAACGAATTGGAAGCGTGGTCGCTTGTCAGACAGGCATTAAAAGATTGTAATTATAATTCGGAGCAGGAGTTTGCAAAGTTACCGACTACAATACAAAAAACAGTCGGCACACCGCAACAGCTCAGAATATGGGCGAGTGATACAGAATTTAATGAAAATGTTGTGAGCAGTAATTTTATAAAGACATATAGAACAGAGGTCAAGCGAGCAACAGAGTTAAATAAAATGTCTAGTGATGTAAGGAAACTTATAGAAATGGTAAACACAAATTCTGCATCGGCTCAAATAGCAAGTGAAAATAAAAGGACTATATCTTTATCACTTGAAGATAAAAAAAACGAGGAAACAGGCAAAATGGAAGTTAGAAACAGTGTTCCTATGCCTGAGAAATATAAAAAAGAATTTGGCATTAAATAATGAGTTTAAGGAAAGGAGATGAATGTCCGTTTTGAGAATTGAAAAGTTAATTAAATTTTTGAAAGAAAGATTTGAAAGCGGAATACAGATGTTTGATACACCGTCTCTTGTAAATGATTACAGAAAACCTATCTATGTCGAAGACGACATAACTGTACTATATGCACCGTCTTGGAATTACATAGAGATATTTGGCATTTCTGACGAAGAGTTTGAAAGAGTTATGAAAGAAGCAAAAGGATATTAGTGAGTGTCCGTTTTAGAAAGGAGAAGAATATGGCTAAGAAAAAAGGAATAGGCGTAAGCACGCTTACTAACAGGATATATTACGGAACACAGGACACCGAGAAGTGCATGTGGGTAGGGGAGAAAACAGATATTACCAGCGATGTAATAGCCGCTGTGTTCGAATGGTTCATGGGGAATATGGGGGGAAAAGAGGAGTATTCAATTACATATCCCGGAATAGGGTTTGAGTTGGTTATGAGGAGAAAAAGCAGATGATTAAAGGCAGAAAAGTCTACAACCCATCAACTGATACCTGGAGCACAGGTTATTGGGTTGCGGATGATAAAGGAATTATTACCCAGTGTGGTAGAAAGGAGTAGAAATGGAGAGATTAACAAACAGAAGATATGGCGAAATTTCTTGCACAGGCAGAGAAATGCCATGCAGTTCATTTTGTAATAACTGTTCTCAGGGTACAGGTAATTGCGAGATTGTAAAAAGAATGGTTGAGAAGTTAGCTGAATACGAGGACTTAGAAGAACAAGGCAGACTTCTGAAACTGCCTTGTAAGGTAGGAGATACAATATATGCTGTTGGCGAAATAGTAAAAGAATACAAAGTAATAAGCGTGGGTTATCATAGCGATAAAGCAACTAACAGAATCAAATTTTGCATTGAAACATTGCCTGTCAATGGCTCAAGAGTAGTTGCGGCTTTTTATGACAAGGAATTTGGAAAGAATGTATTTCTCACAAAATCCGCAGCCGAAGCAAAACTGAAAGAATTGAGATAAGAAAGGAACTGAAAAAATGAATAAAAGAAAAGCAATACCTAAAAAAGTGAGACAATCTGTATATCTCATGTATAACGGACATTGTGCTTACTGTGGTACAGAAATAGCTTACAAAGATATGCAGGTAGACCATGCAACACCGCTTAGGATAGGTGGAGCAGACGACATTTCAAATTACATGCCAGCTTGTAGGAGTTGCAACCACTATAAAGCCACTTTAGATGTCGAGGGATTTCGAAAGTATCTTTCAGAAATACATAAAAGGCTTATGCGTGACAGCATACCTTATCAAGTGGCGGAGCGGTTTGGAATCGTTAAGTGTGTGTCTGACGATGTAAAATTCTATTTCGAAGAATTGAGAGGTGAAAGAATTGAAAACGGCTAACAACAATATTGTTTCATTTGAATTTTTGAAAATCGAAAAAGGAAGAAGTAAACTTTGCAAATGCAATCCGCCACATTATGAGGTTGATGTCGTAAATAGAATTGTAACTTGCACAGACTGTGGTGCTGTAATAGATGCTTTTGAAGCATTAGTAACGCTTTGCTGTTATGAAGATAAATTTACAGAATATCAGGAAAAAGCACTTGAAAAAATAAAAGTGTATTCAGAAATGGCAGATAAAGAGTTTCACAGGAGAATAAAAAATGCTGTATTTAAAAATATGGACAGTAATTATCGAAAAGATTTATATCCAATTTGTCCTGAGTGTAAAAAAATAATAAATCCTATAGAAATTACAAACTACGCAAATAAGAAAATTTATGATGAATTGAGAGGTGGAGAAAATGAGTGATAAACAGAGCAATCTCACAGACAAAGAAATGGAAGATTTACAGAACATAGTAACTGATACATTAGCAAGCGTATGTGCTATGGCAGATAAGCATAACATTGACAGAGATAGTATGCTGAAATACTTTGCTGATATGCTCACAGCTTTTGCAGAAG